GTTTTGCAACAACAGGTAGCAATACATTTGTAGGTAATCAAACTATAAATGGAGATTTAAGTGTATCACAATCTAAATTTATAAGAATTGGTGACAATCAATCTATCAGTACTACATTTGGTAACTCTCTTTTAATTGCTTCACAAGGTGGAAATTTAATTAGAAATGATGCTGGTGGTGGAGATATAAGGCTAGAAAATTCACAAGGTTTTATTGAGGTGTTTAGTAATACTACTGTTAATATATCAGGTAGTAATACTACAATACAGAATGTAGATTTTATTCCATTTAGTTCTTCATTAGATAGTAGAATATTAGCAGCAGGTGGACAACCACAAGTACAAGAAGAAGGAACAATATTAGGAAACGCAACATCATTTAATTTTATAGGTGCGGGTGTAACTGCAACTCTAAGTGCAGGAACAGCATCAATAACTATACCAGGTGGTGGTGGAAGTATTGATACCGGTAGTTTTGCAACAACAGGTTCTAACACATTTACAGGCAATCAAACTATTGAAGGTGCAATTGTAAGTAATCCAACAACATCTTTAACTGAATTATTTTCACAAGCATTTGTAAGTGGAGCAGTACAATATAATATAACTGCATCAAATGCAACATCACAATCAAACTTAGTATTGGGTGGAACTCCATTGGGTTCAACATCAACTGGCTCGGTTATTATATCAGGAAGTCAAAATATTCTTTTTAGTCCTGCTAAAACATTAACTGGAACAGCGGCATTTACTAATGGATATTTAGGTGGTAGTGCTAATATTGTTGTTACAATTCCAACATTACATACACAATCATTATTCAGTCCTACAATGAATAATAATAATATTAATAGTGCAATTACTTTTAATTTTATAACAAGTTCAACATCAGTTCCAAATTACACTAATAATCTTAACTTTAATAGTGTAACTATAAACCACCAATCAGCTAGTTTAACGGCTCAAAATAATATTACTAATACACCTCTTACTTCAACTGCTAATATAACTGAATTAACTCAGAATCCAGCTATAAATGGTAGTACAATAATTGGTGGAGCAGTAACATTAAATCATAATAGTTCATCAATAACTTATCAACAAAATATTGGTGGTGGAATTACGGTAACTAATAACTATTCATCATCAGTTTCAAACGCAGTAAATAATATTAATTTACTTAATAACGTATTCGCAGGAGCATCAAATACTTTATTAGTAAGTGGTAGTAACACAGCAAATAGAAGAACATTTAGTCAGAATATAATCGCCGGAAATTCAAATGCAATAAGTTCCGATTTAATTGGTTCAACCGGTGGTCATTTAATTGCAACTGCAATCATAGGACAAAACTTAATTGTATCAGCATCAGGAACATCAACAACAGCAGGTGGTGGTGCATTCTTTGGTAGATACAATGATATAACTAATTTATTAGCAGATAGTGGTAAAACAATATTTGCAGTAGGTACTGGTACATCAACATCAAATAGAAAAACAGCATTATCAATTGATAGTGGCTCTAATGTTCTTATATCTGGTTCACTTATCGTAGCTAATCCTAGTACAAGTGGATTTAGTGTAGATGCAAACGCAGTAGTTTCTGCTTCTAAAGTGTATATAGGAAATCAAAGTGTGGGTGTAGAATTCACACCATCAACGGGCTCAATTACTGACTCGTATACAAGATATGGCAAAGATAGTTTCCAAATATATCAATATCAAGGACAACCATACGCATTCGGTGTTATTTGTACAGCTGACCAATTAAATGCATACACTGGTTCTCAATTCAGATGGGGTACAGTAAATGGAACAGGTGCAATTCAGAACTATATGAATATGGTATCTGCATCTTACACAGGTTCCATAGGTGCAGGAACTCCAATACCTGGCTTTGATTATCTTAAAGATGGTCAAATAGTACAATTTCAAAGAGGAACAACCTTTGATAAAAATGTATATATTCAACAAGGATTGTATGTTTCTCAATCAGTAGGTGGTCCAACGCCGGCATTAACATTAAATGGTACTAATGGATCAGGGGCATTAATAGCATCAGGAAGTGTTGTAATTTCAGGCTCATTAAACTTAAACGGACAAAATACATTTGCATCATTAAGTACTAATACATTCGGCGGTGACCAAATAGTAAGTAGTAGTATTTATATAGCACCAAATAATAATAATAATCAATTATATTTACCATCTGGTTCTAATAAACAAACAGGATTAGCAACATTAGATGGTGGTAATCCAGGTACAGTAACAGTATCAAACTCAAATGTAACTGCAAACTCTATTATATTAATAACTAAACAAACTTTGGCTCATCCTAATGGATATGTTGCAGTTAGTTCAAAAGGTAGTGGCACATTTACAATAACATCAAACCATAATGGTGATGCAGATGTAGTAGGATATATGATTATAAACGCATCATAATATGAATGAGAATACAGCAATATTGGAAGTAATGCTGGAGTTAGCCGAAGAGGAAAACACAGAACTTAAAAGTGAAGTTGAGTATTTACAGGCGGTAATAAAGTTCTTAGAATATCAGAATAAAGAACTGAAACTAAGGAACGATGATTTAGCAGATGAATACAACAACCTAACAGATATAACAAAACGATTAAATTAACCAAAAAATAACTACACCATACAAAAGTGGTGTTAAAGACTTAAAACACAAAAGATATGAACTCAAAAAGCGTATTAAATAGAATTATGACTTTGTTAGCAATGGATAACGAAGTTATGGATTTCGTAGATGCTAAATTAGCAGATGGAACAATTTTACAATCTCCAACATTTGATGTAGGTGAGAAAGTAGAAGTGGTATCAGAAGATGGAACTAAATCTCCAGCACCAGACGGTGAACATGAAATTAGTTTAAGAGATACTGAAGGAAACGAAGTATTAATTAAAATTATGACTAAAGATGGTATCATCGTTGAAAGAGAAAACGTTGAATTAGAAAACGAAAAAATGAAAGAAGAAGTAGTTGATAAAGAAGCTGACGTTAAAGAAGAAAAAGATATTGAAATGGAAGCTGAAACTAAGGAAGCAAAAGGATTACCTAACACAACTGAAGAGGATAAATCTAACACAGTAGAAGCAGGTGAACCATCAGAAGATCCAATTATAAGATTAGGATATAGAATTGATGAGATGGAAAAAAGAATGCAAGATATGATGGAGAAATTTACATCAGCATTCCCATCTGAAGGTATGGAAGTAAGTTCATTAGTTCCAAACACAATGATGGAAGAAGTAGATGAAGAAGAGTTACCAAAATTAGATGGTGCTCCAATTGAAGAAGTTGCAAAATTTGCACAAACAAACAGAAATAACTTTGGTAAGAAAGTAGAAAACGCGCAAGCATCTTTCTTATCTAAATTATATAAATAATTAATAAACAAAAAATATTTTCAAAAATGAAAAAAGTACAAAACTTTCAACAACCTACATTCACACAGAACACATATGCTGGTGAATTTGCAGGTCAGTATATCGCAGCGGCTTTGTTATCAGCAAAAACTTTAGATAACAAGTATGTAACGATACACCCAAATGTGAAATTCAAAGAAGTAATTCAAAGAATTGCAGTAGCTAACATCGTAAATGATGCAAGTTGCGATTTCACAACATCTGGCTCAGTAGCATTATCTGAAGCAGTATTAACTCCAAAAGAGTTACAAGTTAACTTACAATTATGTAAGCAAGAGTTCGTAGATTCTTGGCAAGCATTACAATTAGGTTTCTCAGCGTTTGATACTATTCCAGCATCATTCAACGATTACTTAATTTCTTATGTAGGTGGTATCGTAGCTCAGGCAACTGAAATCTCTATTTGGCAAGGTGTTAACGCAACTAACGGTCAATTCGGTGGTTTTGAAACAGCATTATCTGCATCAATCGCAGCATCAACTGGTGTAATCTCTGCAAAGAGTGGATCAACAGTTATCTCTGGTTCTATCACTTCAGCTAACGTATTATCAGTATTGGATTCAGTAGTAAATACTATTCCTGATACAGTTTACGGAAAAGAAGATTTATTATTGTATGTTCCTACAAACGTAGCAAAAGCTTACCAACAAGCATTAGCTGGTGGTGCAGTAGGTGCAAACGGTTGGAACAACCAAATGAACGTTGGTGAGAAACCATTCAACTTCAACGGTATTGAAATCGTTCTTTGTCCTGGTATGAGTGCATCTAAAGTAGTTGCAGCTCAAAAATCTAACTTACACTTCGGTACAGGTTTATTATCTGATTACAATGAAGTTAAAGTATTGGATATGAGTAACATTGATGGTTCTCAAAATTACAGAATTATAATGAGATATACAGCTGGTACAGTTGTAGGTATCTTAGGTGATGTAGTTTACTACGGAGCATTCTAATCTATAATATTAGATTAAAAAATAACTAATAGGTAGGTGGGGTGTAAAAACCTCACCAACTTATTTTAACTAAACAAAAAAAAATTAAATACTATGGCTTGTAATTTATCAGCAGGTAGACAAGAAGTTTGTAAAGAGTCAGTAGGTGGATTGCAGGGAGTTTATTTTATGAACTATCCTTCATCTTCTTACCAACCAACATTTACAATTAA